CGGTCATGGCTGCAAACCGGGACATAATCAAAAAATGGAAGTGGTCGGCGGTTCTTGAGAACAGTAACATTCAGACGGGAACTGGCACCTGCATCAGATGTTCCGTATTGGACGGCCAGGAGTTCGAGTTTGGTGAAGGTCCGCCTATGATCTTGCATCCTCGTTGCCGATGCGTCAGGCTGCCGGTACTGGTCAGCTACCGGGAACTTGGACTGGACATCGACGAGCTCGAAGAAGTAGCCCGCCCCTGGACCGAAAGACCGGACATACCTATTGGAGAGGGCGGCCGGAACATAACTGGTTATGGTACGCACAAAGGCGAGTATGCCACATGGTTTGAATCCCGGGGAGCTAAATTTCAGAAAAACGTGGTCGGGCCTAAACGGTATGAATTGATCCAGGCTGGCAAGGTGAAATTCAAGGACCTGGTTGATCCTCAGACCGGGCGGTTGTATCGGTTGGATGAGTTGGTTGGTGGTGGGGCGAAAGGCGGCGGGTTTATGCCAGCGAAGTCAATCAAAGATGCAACAATATGGGCAAAGAGACAAGGCGTTTATATCGACCCTGGTGAATGGACATTGAGTCAAACCAATTCGGTGAATAAAGCAATCTATGACGCAAAACAAGCCGGTGACGCTATACCTAATAGCATACGCATAGGCCTTGATGACTATGGACCAGGGAATGTTCTGGGGTTCAATGATGCGGTTCAAGGTTTGGCTGAGTGGGAAAAGGACGGAAAGGTTGTCAAGAGGGTTTGGCTTAGAGATCAATTTGACGGTTCTGGCATGAAGGGTTATGTTTTAGACAATACATTTGAAGGGACAGTAAGACACGAGATAGCACACATATCCCATGTTGAACGGTTTAAAAAAGCAGTTGGCGACGATGACGTAAAGTGGATGAACCATGCCTTTTCTAAGGTAAATGTTCCATCCAGGGTGTTTACATATGATGTAATTAAAGAAGTCAGCCCATATGCATTGACCAATAATGCTGAATTTGTTGCGGAGGTAAGGTCAGGCATGTTAGCTGGCAGGAAGTTTTCCGAAACCGTTATGAATATATTTGATGCCGCAACAGGTGTTGAATTGGGAGTACCAAAATGGCGATAAAAATTGAATCACCCTTTCCGATGTGTTTTTCATGTGTTCATTTTAAAGGTCCGAGTGTATTTCCTTTTTCGTGTAGCGCTTTTCCTGAAATACCACAGGAAATACTAAACGGCGATCACGACCACCGTGACCCATACCCCGGAGACAACGGTATAACCTTTGAGCCCATAGAGGATTGAATGACACCGGAAAAGTATCGCGACCTTATAGGAGAAGCGATCAAAGAAACTTTTGACGGGAAAGATATGTCGGGCTTCACACAAGATGATATTGAAAGGCTTTTTGTTGAGTGCGTTGCGTGCTATTTGGCGAAGGTAGTTGCGTCAGAAATGGGGATTGGATGACGCTCGACAACCTCATAAAAGCCATATCCACCCGGATCGCACAGCTACTTGCCAGCAGATGGACCGGGAAAATAACCATTTGCATTGAAATGAACCGGGGGGGGATATCGAAGGCCAGGATAGGAATTGATGAATACTTGACAAACCCATAAATAAGTGCTACACGGATAATATATAGCTGTAAGTTCCGCTGAGAAAAGCGCATAACCCAAGGCCCATGAGCAGATTAATTCTGTTTGTGGGCCTTTTTTTATTTACGGCGAGAAGCCACATTTTAACCAGGCGTGATGCCAAAGAGAGGACATGAGATATGTTGAAACCGATGCTGGACAGCCTTGACGGGCTTGACGAAACTATCGCCGGCCTGTACGTAGAGAAAGACGGCAAGTACAGGCTGAATGTTGAGGGCGGGTTCAAGACCCACGAAGAGATCAACGGCTTGACGACTGCTTTGAATAAGGAGCGCGATGCCCGGTCAAAGCTGGAAAAACAGGTAAAGAAATTCGATGGCATAGAAGACCCTACCGAGGCGTTGAAGGCCATTGAAACCCTGAAAAACCTTGACCAGAAGAAACTGATTGACGCTGGCGAGGTGGAAAAAGTCAAGGCCGAAGTGACCAAGGCGATGCAGTCAAAAATCGATGAGCTTCAGAACACGGTGCAGGAGAAAGAGAACATCCTGACAAAAGAACTGATCGGCGGCAGGTTTGCCCGGTCAAAGTTTATTGGTGAAAAAATGGCTATTCCGCATGATCTGGTGGAGGCCCGGTTCGGGCAGAACTTCAAGATCGAGGAAGGCCGGGTGGTCGCCTATGACCAGCACGGTAACAAAGTATATTCTCAGGACAGGCCGGGAGAACTGGCCGAGTTTGATGAAGCCCTGAATATTCTGGTAAGTCAGTATCCCTACAAGGACAGTATCCTGAAGGGGTCCGACGCATTCGGTGGCGGGGCACCGCCAAGTGGAACATCACGCACGCCACCTGGAACTAAAACAATTAATGCCCGGGATGTAAAAGCATTTCAGGCAAACATTGACGACATAGCCTCTGGAAAGGTGAAGGTTGTCAATCAATAAAGAGGTGAATTATGCCGAATACAAATACTTTGACAAATGTTATACCACAGCTTTTGGCCCAGGGTCTTGTCACCCTGCGTGAAAACGCTGTTATGCCCCGGCTTGTGAATGCTGATTACAGTGCACAGGCTGCAAGCAGGGGAAGCTCAGTTGATATTCCTATCCCCGCATCCATTTCAGCCGTACCTGTAACTCCTGGCTATGCGGACCCTGACGATGACGGCATTACTCCAGGTATGGTTACGCTCAACCTGGACCAGTGGAAGGAAGCCCCATTTTTTATGACTGACAAAGAAATGATGGAAGTCATGGACGGGACCATCCCCATGCAGGCCGCTGAAGCCGTTAAGGCTTTGGCAAATGACGTGGACCAATATCTCCTTGGTCTTTACACCGGCATCTATACCGCCGTTGGGACTGCCGGCACCACTCCATTTGCGACAGACGTGACCGTTGCTACCTCGGCGCGTAAGTTCCTCAACAACTATCTTGCCCCCATGACTGATAGACGTTTTGTTTTCAACCCAGACGTTGAGGCAAACGCCCTCGGGCTGCGTGCGTTTCAGGACGTTGCATGGACTGGGGATGCACGTGGAATCAATGAGGGGCAGATTGTTCGGAAACTTGGATTTGACTGGCACCTTGACCAGAACGTGAAGGATCATGCTGCCGGGACCGTGGCAACAAGTTTTGCCATTAAAACAGCGACCGCACATGCCGAGGGGCTGACCACATTGACCACGACTACTGGTGGAGATGCGGATCTGAAGGTTGGCGATATACTTACAATTGCCGGGCATGACCAGCAGTATGTTGTGACTGAGGATGCCGAAAGAACAGGTGCAGGCGACTTGCAAGTAAAAGTCGATCCTGGGTTGAAAGCAGCTTTGACTGGCGCCGAAGCCATTACAATAGTCGGCGACCATAGCGCGAATATCGCTTTTCACCGAGATGCTATTGCCTTCGCCAACAGGCCGCTGCTTGACAGTGCTGAAGGTCTTGGAAGCCAGATTATGTCCATGCAGGACCCCGTATCCGGCTTAACCCTGAGGCTGGAAGTTTCCAGGCAGTACAAGAGAACCAGATGGAGCTTTGACATCCTATACGGCGCAAAGCTGGTACGGCCTGAACTGGCAGTTAGGGTGCTGGGCTAAACACTCACGGGGAGGCAGCACCTCCCCGTTTTAATATGGGGACTTCGTAATGAGAAAAATTAAGATCATTCCCACAAGAGAAGTGTGGCGCAAGTCTGATGGCAGGAGGGTTGTAATCAATGCCTGCGATTATGACCCATTATTGTATTCAGACAGTGAGACTGTGACTGAAAAACAGAAACCGGAGAAACGCAAGAAAAAGGCTGAATAATGCCCCTTACAGTCGGAGTTGATACATACGCCACGCTGGCTGATATACAGGCATGGAACACGGCCAGGGGCTACACCGGCACCATCACCGAAGCCGATGTCCTGCGGGCAATGGATTATATCGAAAGCCTGCCATGGGCCGATGAGCGGGGAGATGACGATTCTGATCTTTGGTGGGGCGATGATCCGCCGGATGCTGTTGTCACCGCCCTGAAGCATGCCGCACGGATGGAAAACGAATCGCCTGGCGTATTGATGCCTGAAACACGGCAGAAGGTGGCTCGTGAAAAGGTGGATGTCATCGAGATCGAGTATGAGCCTGGAGGGAACCAGCAGATGTTTCCGGCCCTGCTCCGGTATCTGAGGGGCTATGTAACCAGCAGCAGCGTTATCAACGTGAGGCTTGTCTGATGTATGCTGGTCTCCAAAATACGGCAGCGAAAATGCTTGCGAAGTTTGGGCGGTCCGTAACCTTGACCAAACCTGGATACACCGGGGACAACCAGGAGTTCAACCCTGTCACCGGGGAGTGGGAACCGGTCGATGGCGAAGCCGGTGACCCGGAAACCGGATCAGTAAAAGCCGTATTTGTAGGGATCGCCCAGAAGTGGAAAGACAAGTTTGTCATTGAGCAGGGGGATTCAGTGGCCCTGGTTGCCGCCGATGGCCTGGAACCTGAGCAGAACGATGTATTGGATGGTTGGACCATTTTGGCGGTTGAGCCGGTCAAACCAGCAGATACCGCAGTGCTTTATAAGTGCCATGTGAGGAAACAATGAGCTTTTCTGTTGATCTTGCTAAATTCGGGCAGAAAGCCGTTGACAATGGGGAGAAAATCGTTCGCAAGATTGCGTTTGATATGCACTCCCGAATTGTTCAGCGTATGCCGGCTGACACCGGGAGGGCGAAGGCAAACCAGCAGATCAGCATCAACTCGCTTCCATCCGGTTCCGTCATGGAGTTCGATAAGAAAGGCAACGCAACGATCAGCAAGGGCAATAAAGCGCTTGCCAGCTTCAATCTCGGAGATACCATATTTCTGTATAACAATGTGGAATACATCTTGCCCCTTGAATACGGCCATTCTAAACGAGCACCCCAAGGTATGTTCCGTATCACGTTTGAAGAAATAGTACAGCATTTGGGGGCAGCATGAACCGAATGGATGAAGCACATGGACTGCTTTCTGGCTTGTTGAACACCTTTGCAACAGCGCAATCCCTGGCGGTCAAGTGGGAAGGAAATCCAGGAGATCCATCCACGTCTCTTTATCTCAGGGAATGGCTGATGCCGGGGCAGTTCACCGGACTTCACCTGGGGCCAAATGCTCCCAACGCAGGCCCACTTATTTATCAGGTGGATGTTGTAGCCAATATGAACGGATGGGGGGCTGCTTACGGAGTTGCAAAACTGTTTTTCAGTTCCCCCTATTTTTATCGTGGGCAGGTTTTATCCAACACAGGAAATACCACTCGCATTGTTGTCAGGTCCGGGCAGACAGGACCGGCACTGCGGGAGGACACCAAATACGTTTTACCGATGTCCGTTACTTTTCGGGCATATATGACAATTTAATTGAATGAGGTGACATTATGACCACAGGATTAGTAACGGTAGGCTTGGGTGACAATGCCCAACTGGCCTATCTCGTACAGGCAGCAGCCGGGGAGATTGATGCAACTCCGGCATGGATCGTTTTGCCTTTCACCAATGCGGAGTATTCTGTTCAGGCGGAGCAACTCCCGGACAACTCCATGACCGGGGATCGGAACGAACTGGAACCCAGGACCGGGACGGTCAACGCTACCGTTTCTGTCTCTGGAAAGCTTCGGCCAGAATGCTTGGAGGACATTATTGAGGCAGCTGCACAGGGTGAATGGGCGGTTAAGTACGCCATTACGGGCATGACTGTGACGGTTGCCGCGGTCGCAGGCGGAGGATTCTCTTTCGCTAGGTCAGCAGGCTCATGGATTACGGATGGCGTTGAGGTTGGCGACATTGTTACGTTCAGTGGCTTCGATACTCTCCAATCCGCCAATAACGGTACTTTTGAAGTGACGGCCGTTGATTCTGCGACAAAGATCACCTGCGGCCATGCTACTGGACTTGCTGTCGTGACTGATGCAACTTCCATTTCAGCAACCACCGGCCAGGATTACATCAAGGTCGGCTCCACCCGCCGGGCAGTGGCCTGGGAAGTCTACCATTCCGACACGGACGAATATATCAGAATCATCGATACCGAGATTGCCAGCTTCAGTATTTCTCTGTCTCCGAATGGGGATGTGACCTTTCAGCTTGAAGCAGTCGGAGGGCAGGAGCTTGACCTTGGCGCCAACATTGGCGACCCAGTTGCCGGAGCAACCTACACCGAAACCAGCAAGCCGTTCTTTGACAGCTTCAACGGGACTGTTAGCCTGGAAGGGAATACAGGGATATACTTTTCGAGTATGAATCCGTCAATCAACAACCAGTCTACTCCGTTGTTTGCCCTGGGTTCCAGGTACCCGTTTGCTGTTTCCCACGGGAAGATGGTAGGTGATATGTCCATGACGGCCTACTACACGGATAAGACGATCAAATCCAAGTATCAGAACGAGACCAGCTTAGATCTGAAAATTCAGGTCAAGTATGAGGATGAGGACTTGGAGGATACTTCATTCTACGAATTTGAGTATCCGTCCTGCAAAATCACCAACTTTGGCCGTCCCATCGGCGGGTCCGGGGAGCTGGTGGATAACCTGACGGTGAAGCCGTACAAGGACACCACCATTGATTCAGCTTTTAGAATCAGAAAATACAACGCAGCGTAACAATTTCTTGCCGGGCCTGAAAAGGTAGTCGGGTGGCCCTCCCTGACACCGGCAAGAATTAAAAAATAGAGGGCA